CACCAAGCGAACTGTTGAATTTAATTTGTAGAGTTCCACATTCAGACAAATCAGGTATAACATGATTGTTGGCAAGATAAATGTGTCCTCCTAAAGCCAGGAGACGCCCACCTCGATATTTCTGAGTCTTGAAACTGAAAATTCGGGAACAACAAACATTCTCGCCTATTTTAGTACAGAATTCAGTGAACTCCATGCCTTTTGAGGAAGAACTCTCTCGAGAAAAATTTGCTGGTGATAAGTCGAAAGAATTATTGTACCATACATTCTCTCTACCACTCAATTCCTCTACTGGTCGTGTTCCAACTTCTTTAGACACATCACCTTGTGGTGTCAATTGTTTGTAAGTCTTATATGAAGTTAATATGAGGGTAATCATAGTGACTAGCGGCACAAATATTTTAGGTTGTTTAAGTGCAGACTGCATCTTTTCACCTATTCGTGACCAACTATCTCTATCATTCAAGTTCCGTAGCAAATCGTTGGACTTAATTTGGAATAAATTGACATTCTTGTCCATAACAGTGTAGAACTGATAACACAATAATGCCCTACGATAAAGAGTCGTTGATTGAATTCGATACATGATGTGGCTAACTAATCTCAAATAAAGATAGAAAGAAAACACCAAGTAAAATGTTGAATGTGCTGCTTCTATGAGACCTTGAGGTCTCAATGGACATAAGTTGTCAGGTAGATTACAACACAAACATAGGTTTGTTTCTTGCATGAGTTTAATGCACTCTTGAACTCTGTTTTGATCTTCATTGAACTTTATTATAGCTTCATTAAACCAAGTCAGAAGTTCAGCCATGTTCATCTTTTCTCTAATCACTTCTATGTCAGCATAATGTTTTCCTCTTGAGATAGGTACGGGTTTAACCATTTCCACTTTGAAATACCAGAGATCTGGATAAGCGGTGTCTGTGGGTACTTTACAGGAGTTTAACATACCACGCTCATCCTTGTACTCTGGTTTTACTTCAGGAGTGATAATATAAGGAAATCTTCTTTGCACAGCTGAGGGACAAGAGAAATAGTGATAAGCATTCAAAGTTTTCACATTTGTCGTTGCAACAACCAACTTACCTTTAAAAGGTGTAGTTCCTTTCAACTCCAACGAAGCTTGATCTGGACAAAATGCTTGATTGTTCATAACCTGTATGATCATATTGAGGGATTTTGGATCACCGAGAGTGGGGTCCTCATTAGCAACATCATCGAGAATAACTGTGTGTTGTGAGGTTAAAAAACCATTCCAAAATTTTGCTGCTGGATTTACAGTATAGCGAAATTCATCACCGCAAGGTAATTTTTGATTCTTTGCAAAATAGGTGCAGAGTATGCTAGTTATGGTAGTTTTACCAATTCCTGAGTCACCAAACACAAGTAATCCCATTGGAGCCTTTCTATTGGATCGAGCTGCTGCTTTCGTGTTGAGATCATCTCTAATCATCAACATGTCATTCAATGTAAGTTTCACAACTTTGATGTCAGTTTTATCTAATCTGAAAGAGTGTTTATCAATATTGGTCAATTTTTCTATGATAGAATCAAGTCTGCCACGGAAATCTGATTCTGTGAAACCGTTAGCTTCAGGATTGCATAATAATGCTTGCTGTCGCTGCAGAAGTCTACACTCATCGTACACATCTTTATATGTTCCACCTGAATGGAACAAACATGATATATCACCAGTTAAATAAACTTGGTAACCTCTCTCTAAGACGAAGAGCAAAGTGTCACAGATAACATATATGAAATCTGTTTTCTTATAGAGTTTCTTCTTCATTGCAACTTCTTCCAATTTGGTAAAGCCAAATTTGTCAAATGTAATCCCAAATTTATCAAATATTGACATGCTCAATAAGAACATGCAACACTTGTACAATTTAACGACAATAGGGCTCTCATTAATGTTCTTGTATGAATTCAAGAAACCGCGAGATGTTGCAAAGAAATCTGCTTGTGGGGAGAGGTCATCAAACAAACTCTTGATATATGGTGCAACACGATCAAAGAATATCTTGGCTGATGATTCATTGTATCTGCATTTCAGAAAAACTCTTATTGCTTGATAGATAGTTTGATATCTATTCCAACCTTCAATATTCTGAGTTGCCATTTGCACAAATGTAATGATATCATCAAACAATTTGGGTATGTAATCTGATCCTAAAGATTCCAATTGACCAGCCAAATGAACATTCAATCTAGGTAAAAAATACTTAGAAAAGAATTGGTTAGTGTAAGATTCTTCTTCTTCAGCTTGTACTTTCAAAGCTCGTGGAGATTCAAAATGACCATACATATCTGATGATACATCAGAGAAATTTCCATAAAAATCATCATTGGTGTAGTTTTTGTAACGGAGAATATCTCTGTACAAATCAAATTTTGGTGATCTTTGTTTCTTTGGTTTACTTTGCATGTAATTGTTGCATTTCAGTACAGATTGTCTTTTAAAACACTTGTGATCGATAGCAACAATATCTCCGAAATGGTTTTTACATCTTCGAGTTCGAATATGATAAGGTTTTCGAGTGTAATCGTATTGCTTGAAAATGTCACATTGCACTTGCATTTGTGAGGTTTCTTCGCACTGAACACGAAATCGTGTAAATCTGAAATTTTGGATTTCTTCTTCAAGGATAATTCTTGTAATTGATACTTCAAAAATTCTCGTGAACCACTCACGCTCAAATTCGAGTACGTTATTGAACATAAAATCCTCAATGGTAACATAATTTAGATGAAAAAATCTGTTACGCAAAATCAAGCATTTATCCATAGGATGTGTTAAACACAAATTGAGATAAACTTGATTGATTGCTGTTATAGTTATCATGTTAGTTGAGGTTACTCCATGATTATCATAGTAACAGTGGGAAACATCAGGTACATACCTTGGTAAGTATGACATGATTGAAATGTAAATCTCATCAGGTAGATGATCAAGACGGTTTTGTGAAATTTCACATTGAAAGTGGGACGGTTTCTCTTCAAGAATATCTTCAGAATTCTGAAGAAAAACATTCTCAAAAGAATTGACAATACAATCAACATCATCATCTTCATCGCAAAAAATGCGTTGAATAGATTTTTGTAAATTGCATATAGGTGACATTGGTCCATCACTCTCATAGAAACATTCACTTTCATTGGTATTGATAGTGAATGAAATGTTTTGTGGGGCTTCCACTTCGTTTGCCAGGCGCTCTGGACATCGTAAAATCGTTTTTTCGTTAATTGTAGCCATAGTTAAGTAGTTTTTGATTTTAAAGGTATTAAGAGAACAGCTTTTTCACTGGTGGAGAGTCTTCCCTGTGTACAACGGAGTACCAAGGGGGGTTTCGAACAGGCTCCTCTGTCCGGTAAGGATAAATATGATAATTCAAATTCATAGACTGTAGCGTCAATATGAACGGCTAAATGAATATCATATGAACATTAATAGCTAACACGCTAAAAAATGTTCAAAATATGTAAAGTTCCTTACGAAGATTAAAGGTTCATAGTCCTTAAACAACTTCTGAATGTAATGAAATATACTAGATTTTTATTTTTGTTTTTATTGTTTTTGTAAATATAGCTAAATGTGATTCTAGGGATCACAGTCAGTAGAAAAGCCTCCAAATATAAGGAGACTGAAATATAGCTAAGAGGTTAGTAAATACAGTTCACTAACATTAGTAGAGACGACAAATAATAAGGGGGTTTTCAAGAATGTGATGTAGAAACGAACTTTAGTACTTGAATACTAAAACGGACGTCATCAAGAAGGGATAGATAATATTAAATTGAAATATTGAGATCAATGGAAAGGGACAAAATATAGACAATAGGTGTAGAAACCTAATGTAATATAATGTTAGGCCTTACAAAGTCTGATATTTTGAATAAAATACATCTTCTTTCTGACAACAAACTGGAGGGATACGCGGGTAGCG